TATTAACTGGTATTAAACATTTATAATACCAAGAGTAAGGGAAAAAATTTATATCATCTTTTAATGTGACTACAACATCATCATCATTTGATATATCATAATTTGGTATTATATCACCTTCAGTATATCTATATTCTTCACCTAATGTAGTAACTTTATATATTTCATATGTATTTCCTAACATATCGATCATAGAGTCTACAATATCGTTAAAAAATTTTTTGGCATTTTTTTTAATTTTAACTTTATTACCAACCTTAAATAAACTTCTTTGTAATTCTATTGGGATATCATAATCTGTTATCGATTCTAATAATCTTTTTGGTTTTTGGTTTTTGTTATAATCTGGATTACTTTTACCCATAAATAATATTCTGTCAAATGTATCATTTTTTAAATCATTTAATGTAAATATTTTTTCATAACTCCACCCATACATATCTTTGTACTTATCAATTAAGTCGAAATGATTAATTTCATATAATATTTTATTATTTAAATATAATCTTAAAAATAAAGATTTTTTATTATTATTAAGTTCTAAATAATTTTTAGAAATTTCATATATATAACCACTTAAATATACATCATATTTATCATTTAATATATTTGATATATCGTCTAATTCATCAGTATTATTTATTTTAATAATGAAAGAATCATATGGGTAATTTTCATGTAATTTACTTTCTAATAATCTTTTATTTTTTTTAGGTGAATATACTGGTCTAACTCTACCATGTAAAATAATATCTGATATTTCGTTAATTGATGTAGTGTTTAATAGTAAACCCGGAAATCTATCTATTTCTATATCATATGTATTAAATCCTAAATAAAAATAATTATTATGTTTATTTATATGTAAATAGTAATCTTCATTTTCAGTAGTTTCATCTATACCATTATTTAAAATCCATTCATATGCGCTTTCACCATCTAGTTGTTCACCATTATTTTTTCTCCAATTTAAAGGTTTAAACGTATTTAATATAAATGACATAATATTAATACATTTTTCTTTGTTTTCCTTAACTATATTTACATCATTTGTAAAGAATTTAATATATAAATCATTATATTTTTTGAAGTATTTACCATTTTCTATTAATTTACCATATTCCATTATTTAAAGTTATTTTATAAACTATATATAAAATAAAAAAGAGGAATTTTTATTAAATTCCTCTTTTTTATTATAAAAATTAAAAATTATTCATCCATTTCACCGAAGAAATCATCAATATCATCAGTACTATCATCAAACGAATCTTCTACGCTATCATCAGTTGATGATGTGGATTTTGATGTTTTCCCAATTTTATCTTTTGCATTTGTGAATTCTTTACCTGATAAAATTTGAATGATCCTATCCACTTTTTCTTTGTCTTCATCAGTCCAAGGTTTTGGATCATTATCTGATAAATTAACTCCTTCTGGTCTATTTGATAAAAATTCAAATACTTTTTTCTGAACTTTTGGATTAGTAATAACATTTTTGTTTTTATCATCACTCCATTCAGTTGGTACAGGAATAAATTTTCTTTTTTCTTCATCCCATATTTTTAAAGGTGATACATCTCTAAAAATAGAACTGTCGTAATTGTTAAATCCACCAATTTCTTTAACGATTAATCTAAAATCTTTACCGTTTGCTGGATCAAAAACATTACATTTCTTACCATCTGAATTTTCACCTGTTCTTTCAAGATTAATTTTTTCTTTTAGTTTATATCCATATGGAAATACTAAAATCTTACCCTCTAATTCTGGTTGTTGTTCATCTTCAATTACTAAAATATAAGAGTAATATTTAGATGTTCTACCAATAAGTTCTGCTCTTTCTACTTCTGCTTGATTCTTAGAATTTCTAAGTTTCCAATAAAGTGTAGTTAATGGACATTTTTCACCGAAATTAATTAATGAATCATAGTAACCCTGTAAATCTGGATAATCTGGTAGTTTTGCATAATGTACGTGTTTTTCGACTGCTGATGGACCTAGTGTCATATCATCTAGTACATTAGGTAGAAATCTGATAGTGGCAATGTAACCTTTTGATTTATCTTTTGCCATTTTTGGATCTGGTCTATAAATACCATCTCTGTTTGTTCCTTTTTTCTCTAGGAAATCCATGGTTGCATCATCCGCTTCCATGTCAAATAAATTAACAACATTTTTTTCTGACATAACCTTAATGATTATTTTTTTTTCATTTAAGGGTACATACAGGTATGAACGATTAAGTTTTTTAATGCCTTTCAATAACTTTTAATGCCTTTCAATAACTTTTAATGTCTTTCAATGCCTTTAAATACCTTTAAATGTTGTATTTGTTATATTTTCATATAACATATTATATATATATTAAAATTTAAAATTAGTTTTAATTCCATTTAACTTTTTTTTAATATTTTCATTATATTTAATTCTTATTAATTTAATATTATTAATTTTACAATAATTTGTTTTAATTTCATCTCTTATTTTTCGAATTTTCAAATTTTTATCATCCTTTTCAAATTTGTATTTCTCAAAATGTTGCTTTCCATCATACTCTATACAAATATTATAATCAGGTAAATAAAAATCAAATTTTAGTGGTTTTTTATATTTACAATCATTAAATATAAATTGATATTTGTATGTTATATTATTAATATCTAAATATTTTTTTATTTCTTCTTCTCCTTTACTAAAATTACATATTGGACAACCTTGTCCTAATATGTGATTTTTTGGTGTTTGTTTAAAAACACCGTGTTTTTGACAAATAATCTTTACCTTTTTTTGATATCCTGTATATTCTACCAATGAATAATCATATTTATCATTATGTATAATATTAAAATTAATAATTATACTATCAGTTGTTTTTTTATTATTACCATAACATTTTGGGCAACCACTTCCACTTAGATGACTATATGGTGTCTGTTCAAAAATACCATGTTCTTTGCATATTATTTTAATTTTTGTTTTATTATTTTTATAATCAACTAATGAATAGTCATATACATCATTATGCACATAATTAAAATCATTTATTATTAAAGTATTACTCTTTTTATGATTACCGTAACATTTTGGACAACCTTTACCTTTTAAATGATTAGATGGTGTTTGTTCAAAAATACCATGTTTTTTGCAAATTATTTTAACTTTTGTATGAGAATTAATATATTCTACCAATGAATAATTATATGTGTTATCGTGTATATTATTAAATTCTTCTATTATATTAATAATAGATTTTTTATTTTTATCTATTTTACATTTTGGACAACCTTGTCCAGATAAGTGATTATTTGGTCTTTGTACAAAAACACCGTGTTCTTTGCAAATTATTTTAACTTTTGTATAAGAATTAATATATTCTACCAATGAATAGTCATAAATATTATTATGAATTTTATATGATTTATTTTTGAATATTTCATTTTTAATCTTCTTCATCTATATCTTTCTTAATTAAAAACTGTTTTAATTCATGTAATAATATTAATTTTTGTTTGTCACTATCGTTTTTTGCACTATCAAATATTTTTGTTTTTATCATATACATAAAAGATTCATATACTAAGTCATTAATATCTAAATATAAAATTTCTTCATCTGTTAATGTTCTTAATATTTTTTCACTAGAGTTTAAAAAATCTACACAGAAGTTATTATAATCGTATTCAAAATTAAAATCTATTTCATTTAAATATTTGTTTACTAATTGTCTTGATTGTTCAATTTTATCAAATTCATCTATAAATGATTCTTTTAGGTTTTCAATAAATGATAAAACTATTTTATCTTTATCCATAATATTTTATTTTATTTTAATTTATATATTAATTATTATCGGTTTTAATAGTTATGTTTGTTGTAATTTTATTAATAGTCAATCTTGGAGTAATTGATAAGTTCATTGAATTATTATATGATAAATTAAAATCAAATCCATATTCATCACATAATTCTGATATTTTATATTGAAATATTTTAGTACCATTGTCTTTAAAATAATTCATATCATAAATAGTTTGTTTAATTTTATT